GCTAGCATGGGGTTAATTCCAGCTTTGCGCATGTCAACAACTGACCGCTGGTATGCTGTATTGGACATCCTCTCCTGAAAATCCATCTGACGTTGCGCCATATTCATATTTTGGTCGTTCTGCTTTTTGGCTCCATGGGCGGATACAATACCGCCCGCGAGACCAAGGATACCTGATGCGATAGCAGGAAACATATATACCCCCTAAAAATGGTCGATAAGACCAGGAACGCCGAACACAGGCATAGGTCGCACGCAATGATATTGAAAAAATGAATCAAAGATAAAGTCTGGTTCGTCAATAACTGCCTGGATACGAGCCATGGGGGGGTTTTCAACGATAAATGTAGGCGAGAGAGTAGGTAGGGAGGCAAAATTCTGGGCTAAATGCCATGAATCTAAAGTACCAATAGCATTGGATCGGAATAATCCAGTAACTTGAGATGGCTTGTAACGGTATTCAGCAAAACATTCCTGATAGCCAAATACATCATCATCCACCACAGTACCTTGTGCGTAGATTTCTTTATTAAGAATAGCCTGCTCGCCAAGGGCTTGGAACACTGGCCAGTAAAAATCTAGGCGAGTTTGGCGCGACCACATACGATTCAAACCTTGCTGATAATTCAAGTCCGCACGTACGCTGACGAGACCTATAATGCAGCCGTGCTCCACGAAACTACGTGTAAAGCCAATTCCATGTGCACTAGATGTACCAAATGCTGCTAGATTAGCTTGTGGGGTGCTAAATAATGATCCGCCCTGCGGTACGGTTTGAGGTACAGGAGATACCAATACAGGTGATGATCCACCGCCAAGATATTCGGGGCGCTGCAACCTTGCGTCGGGGCTAATCACGCCAAAGTGGCTGTGGAGTATCTCAGTGTACCTCGTACCGCCACGTGCGTCCCTTTCGTATAATTTTTGTACCTGAAAAGCCTGTCTGAGGGCATTTACAGTAACCACGGACGTACCAGATAATTGCGCAACTAACGTACCATTAGGATCAAATGTTGCACCACCCAACGATCCCGAAGCAACACCAAATCCAGATACATTAGGGGTATTGGGATAAAGACCATTAGTCATGACATCAAGCGGAACTGCAGAAGCAGCCGTGTAAAGCAATGATGGCAAATTAGATCCATCAAATAAAGATTGCCGAATAATCGGCTGATGCACACCCGATAACGTTGTATCCAAAATCACCGGCACATTAGTGCCCAAATCAATAGTTACCGCGGGACCTTTTTGAGGAAATGGTAGGGCGGATGTAAAATAATCCTTACGTTTACCCCTAGGCAATACTATGTAGTCGGTTGGTGTATCGGGTCCATCGTCGGATATCTGGGAAACGCTATCTTGTATATTTTCGTCACGGTACCACTCGTTATAGATTAAGTTATAGGCACGTGGGATCAGTGCGTTAATGGTAATATTATCCACACCTACGGGGATACCCATATAATCATAGATAGATCGCTCAGTAAAACCACCTGTGGGGGCAGTTATGGTAGGTACCAAATAGTCAACACTGTCTGCAGGGTTAGCTTGGGCACCGTTAAATTGCTCCCAGTGATCCCAAACTAGCCTGTAGGGCACAAAAAAGAAATGAAAGTCCATCTGGATATTATCCATGATGGGAAATAATAGAGTAGCAACGCGGGCAAAAGCCGTAGCGCGCAATGTGAAGGTATCTCCGGGCAAAACTTCGTCAACTAAAATTGGAATTAATTCCCCTGCGTCAAAAGTAGTTTTGTGACCGTGAGATCTATCAAAGCGGGATCGATGGATATTTGCTTGTGGCGCTTGCGCAAAATGCGCTTGTGCGCTACTCTGTACGCTAGGCACATGTGATGTGCGTTTTCGCATATATACTCCGTGTGTGCAAATGTGCGTGGAAATGGCTGGAAACTAATTACCACGCAACAAAATTTAATAGCCTAGCATATGCTGGGCTTTTTTTTTGATTAAATATTGATTGGGGCGCCATGTTGCGCCCCAAACCCCTCACATTTATTGTTTTGGCGCTGCGCTAGGCGGATTAATAGCCCAATCAGATAATACACCAAATGATACTGGCTGGGGGAGTGGAGTAATGGCACCAGTAAACTCGTCATACTCACCCAAGTGGTACAAAATACAATCTTTAGCGTTTTTCAAAAGCTCTGAGTTAGGTTTTTCGAGATCACGAAGAACCCTGCGGAATGCTGTAGGGGGGTTTTCGGCAAAGAATGGGAGCATAAATGCCCCTACAATAGTATCTCGAATGCTAAATATCTGCACAGCCATTACCAGCCTCATAAGTTCTGATTAATTTCTTACATTTCGCCTCTTGACATATCTCACGCACCATTAATCGGTCGTGGGTTAGGTCTTTGGCATGCTTAGTAGCGCGTAAAACGCGCTCAGCTTTAATCTCAGCCAGTTTTTCCGAATTGTCGATTTCGAAAAGCCTCTCATAATAACGTGGAACGCGACATTTTTTAGCTTCATGTACCAAATAATCGCTTGGAAAGCAGTCTGAGGCATATTTTTTATACCATTGAGCGCCAATGCCATCACGATTACTTGCGTGGGCAAATTCGGGCATTATAGTATACGTATTACCATTATGATCTATTCTAGTATATGCATGCATACTATTTTTACCTGTTTGTTTTTTAATGCAGTATCGCGCGACATAGCCCGCAGATTGATAAGTTACATCGCCGATCACCGACTTGCCTTTGCCCCATAATTTATCTAATAAGGGGCTGTGGTATATCGGTGGGGCGTTACGCGGGCGTCGAGGGTCGCGCACAAGTACTTTATCGTCAAAATCATAGCCAAATATTAGCAGGTGATAGTGTGGGCGTCCTCTTTGCTCGCCGTACTCGCCACAATAGTACACGCGTATTTTTGTAGGATAAATTTCTTTACGAAAACGCTTGAGAAACAATTGGCAATCTTTTTTAACAAGGGTTCCACCCTCAGGTATATGCTCGGGGGCATAAGTTATGGTAAGAAAACTATTCTGACTATGTAAAGATGCCTCATGAACGCATCGCAAAGCCCATTCCGCGGAATGGGCTAATCTACAGCCAATGCACTGACCGCAAGGTACGGGGATAGATGGCATATATTTATAGCGCACATCACTGACGCCAGCCATACGCAAATCGCGCTTACCATTACTTTTAAAGCCATAATCTAACATTCTATTTGGATGAAAACAAGGCATGATGTTATACTCCATGTTGACTTCAGGGGTCACAAAGACGCTCGCCGCTTGGCGGGTTTTTTTGTATCTACTCGCAACTAAAACCTAATACCACCGCGCATCGGGCGTCGGTGCATGTTGATACTTTTCGTACGATTTCCACGCCGAAATGATCGTTTTGAGCCCCGTCGACTCATCGCTCGTCGTCGCATTTTTTCACCTATTTTTAAGCAAATTCACAACATACAAACTAACATACCAAATGCCCCCAAAAGGGGCAGAAAAAGAAGAATTGGTGTCACCTGGCACAGTTAATAACAAGAGGAGTTAACTGTGCCACTCCCACTATACCGTGGGAGGTTTCGCCTCTTCAGGCGTGTTTACGGGGGCGTTTTTTGGCTCCGCCAGACCTAATTTTACAGCCTCATCGGCATTATTAGGATCCTCGAGAAATGCTACCATTTGAGTAGGATCGTTGGAGAATCGGGCGCGAACTTTTGCAGGCAGGGCGCTAAAATGCGCCGCTGCAAGGTCAACTATAGCTAACGCATCCTGATACGAATCTACACCAACGCAATCCATGTATCGCGGCTTGCGCGAAGACTGGGGCAATTGCCCTGTTATGGCGAACTTAGCGACTATATTATTAATATTACATTCATCCCTAAATGATTGCTTAGTTAGGGTTGGTTCAAAATCTTTTAATACTTTATTATTTTTACGAGACATAATTACACCTTATTCATTAGATCGTGAATCAGATCCCTTCTGTCCAAGGGCACCCATCAATCCAGCAGCCATACCGGCACCGCGCAAGCTGGGGATAGCCATCATAATCAGGGGCAGGATCGATTTAATCGCATTACCTGCCCTAGACATCCAGCCCAATGGCGATGTCGCAATCTGGGCGTCTACAGCGCTAATTTTGGCAGAATTCTGCGCGATTTCGGTTTGCGCCTTCATCAGGCCTAGCTCAGCGCCTGCGCGAGCAATCTCGCGGGCGCTAGAAACACCAGTACCTGCAACGTTTTGCATTTGGGCGGTAGCCCCTGATGGCGCAGATGCACCACCTTGCGTATAAGCTAGCATGGGGTTAATTCCAGCTTTGCGCATGTCAACAACTGACCGCTGGTATGCTGTATTGGACATCCTCTCCTGT